TTGTTTAATACACCGGCAGCAATAACCGAACGCAAATTGATGTTAGAAGGAAAACCTGTTGCCAGTTGCGAAACACAATGCTGGCAACCTGAGTCCCAGGGACTGACCAGCCGTCGATTGCAGATGAACTCTCAAGAACGCACACACGGATCTGTTGTTGCTGATCCATCAGTGTTGAATGTTGTAGTTGGCACAGATTGTAACCTTACATGTGTTTACTGTTGCAAACAATATAGTTCGGCCTGGTCACATGATATTTACAACAACGGAGATTACAGTCTTCCGGGCAATCGATTCAATCTTAGTGCGCGAGATCGAGTTATCATGAAAATAAGTCAAAAGGATTTTGGAAAATCGGTCAACTACAACCAACTGTTAAACGAAGTTGTTGAGCTAGTCAAAAAATCTACTCTTACCACAGTTATTATCACCGGCGGTGAACCTTTTTTGTATTTGGAATTGGCACCACTTGCTCAACGTCTAAATGACCACGGAGTACTCATAAAAATTTTTAGCAGCTTAGGTGTTAACGAAAAACGATTTGAGAAAGAAATTGAAAAACTACAAGGACTCAACGTTGAGATTGTAATCAGTAATGAAAATGTTGAAGATGCATATGAGTTTGTTCGTTACGGAAATACCTGGCAAAGACTCAATAAAAATATATTTCCTATAGAAAAGTACAATATTAATTACAGCTTTTATTCAGTAGTTAGTAATTTGACAGTTATGGGTATTCACAAGTTCGTTGAGTGGGCAGGCAATAAGTCAATAATGTTTGCTCCTTGCAGCGATCCAGATTTCCTGTCAACATCAGTGCTAGATCCTGTAACTAAAAAAATTATATTAGACCAACTAGATCTATACCCCAGCCAGTTAAAACAGATCATCAAAAACGATCTGACAGTAGATCCAACAGAATTACAATACCAACAACTAAAAATATATTTGAAAGAATTTGCACAAAGACGTAATCTTAGTTTTTCAGTCTTTCCAGAAAGTTTTCAAAAATGGATAGCTTAATGTTTGAATTTACGAGATATTGATATGTGGTATAACCAAGTAGTAACTAGCCTGAGTAACATTCCTGACTTTATAGCTCATTACGATAAAGAGCTAATAGATGCCAAACGAGATGTTCGTATAGGCGGATATGTTGAGATCAATGTTAAAGAACTCCCTGGTATTACCGAACACCGATTTAATCAGTTGCAAGAGATTGAAGCAGTGTTAAATTATTTAAACATACAGTTACGTAAGATTCGTCGCAGACATTTTCAAAAATACCTGGAAGGGTATGCTCGTGCTCTGACCAGTAGAGATGCTGAAAAGTATGTAGACGGCGAAGATGAAGTTATTGACTTTGAAACTATTATCAATGAAGTAGCATTAATACGTAATAAATGGTTAGGGATCATGAAGGGCTTAGAAAGCAAACAATGGATGAGCGGACACATTGTGAGATTACGAACAGCAGGAATGGAAGATGTACAGGTGTGATAACAGTTAAAATCCATCATGATCAAATTTTGGTTTATCGGCAAACAGTCTTGCAATAGGTTTTCCTGTGGCCAATTCTTCACAGGTCCATTCTGTGTGAGCAAGACTGATAAGCCATGCATTCCGATCTGGTCTTGCAGGAGATTCTATTTGGCTCCAATCCAAATTTGCTACCGAAGCAGCCAGACTTGATGCACCAACAAAGGCAGGCACACCAGACATGACAGCTGTAGTACCAGGACCGCTGTTCCAATTCACCACTGCCCAGGCATTACTTAATGCTCGATCAAAATCAAAATCATCATAGGTGTTGGGTATATGTAAAGGCCTATCAATAATACAATCTGGCAAGACCACCACTTCCCGGCGGGGATGACTGCGTATCACGATGGCTCGTTGAGTCACTTGTCTCAGTTGATTGACAGTTTGTTTTAACCACTGTTCTGTTGTTGGCATGCCAATCCATTGCTCGCTGTCGTTGCGTTGCAATGCAATTACAATGTCATTACCAAAAGTTTGCCATGGCTTCAATTGCAAATTTAATTTTTGTGGTCTGTGTAAGTCAAGTCCGTGTCCATAAAATGCAGTTGAACCTGTTCCGTTGATGCCCACTTTCCAAGTCTTACCCCTCTGCAGCATGCCTACTTCCAACACAACAACAGGCTTGCCTGCTGCCCTAAACGCTTGCCAAACTGCTTGATTTTGTCGCATGCGCCCAGACCAAACCATACTCCATATCACAGCAACATCCGCTGTCATGTCGTGACTGTTGTGTCTAAGACCCAGTTGATCAAGACCATGTTGAACAGCAGCAAATACCGGCTGACTGTTTAAGGCACCAAACTTGTCGAATAGTCCAAATCGCATATGATCAAATACTCAATCACATATTTAACATATCAAAATTAACCGCAAGATAAATTTAATCAACCATGAAAATTATTTACATGTAACCAAGCTCTACTAAGTAGATAAACTGTGACTACAACACACAAAGGAATACTGTATGAAAGCTGGAAAAATTTGGGGACAAACAGAATTATTGGAAGCAAATGGTGTTTTAGAGTTTCACAGAATTCAAGCTGTGGCTGGTGGTACATGTAGCAAACACAAACATCTGTTCAAATGGAACGGATTTTATGTGGAATCGGGCCGGTTACTAATTCGCGTGTGGAAAAAAGGTTATGATCTGGTGGATGAGACTGTGCTGACTGCCGGCGAATACACCAAAGTAGCACCAGGTGAATATCATCAATTTGAAGCAGTGGAAGATACAGTTGCATTTGAATTGTATTGGGCTGAGTTTGATCATGATGACATTGAAAGAGAAACTGTGGGCAAAATAAAACAATGACATATAAGATTTTTATTGGATGGGATCCTCGAGAAGCCGAAGCAGCAGAAGTGTGCAAACACAGCATACTGAAACATGCATCTGCTCCGGTAGAAATTTCTTTTTTAAAACAAAGTGAACTGCGGGCCCAGCAGGTATACACCAGAGAGATAGATGCAGATAGTAGCACAGAATTTACATTTACTAGATTTTTAGTGCCATACCTGTGCCAATATCAAGGGCATGCATTGTTTGTTGATTGCGATTTTTTGTTTGAACATGATGTGGTAGAGTTATTTCAACAGTATCAAAATCTCAAGCACAGTGTTAGTGTGGTGCAGCATGATAACTATGCTCCCAAGTCGAGCATCAAGATGGATGGAAAAGTACAACATCAGTATCCCAAGAAAAACTGGTCCAGTCTCATGTTGTTTGATTGCGCCCATCCAGAATCACAATCCCTAACTGCTCATGTGGTCAATACGCAAACTGCACAATTTTTACATAGATTTGATTGGAGCACCACTGTTGGTTCAATTGATAAATCCTGGAATTGGCTGGTAAACTGGTATCACGAACCTGAGGACGGCAAACCCAAGGCCATACACTATACCGAGGGCGGACCTTGGTTTCCGGATCATGTCAAAACTGAATACGGAGCACAGTGGACACATGCTCTTAGAGAATATAAAGGCCAGGATAATCCACCTCCACCTCCACCTCCACCTCATGTGTTTGATCAAGTGCCTGCTGAAATTGCTGCATTGTTCAAGGATATATTGAAATATCGTGTCGATCCTTCGGGGGAAATTTACAAGGTCACATTGAACAACTTGATAGATCAATTAAAAACGCTGAACAACCGGGCAGTTGTTGCCATAGGCTCAAACACAGCAGACAATAAATTTGAAAGGAAAGGACTTATGTTTGATCCATATTTACAGAGTTTCACCCTGGGTTCAGGCGGACAAATATCGCAATGGGAAAAGCACAGAAAAAGCACAACCCCGGCTGTGTTTAGAGGAGTTACCAAACGCAAAGAAATGGAAATTTGTTACCAAGAACAAAGAGATTTTTATTACATTGACACTGGTTATTTTGGAAACGGACGCAAAAAAATTTACCACAGAATCACAAAAAATGCCTTGCAAAATCTTGGACCCATAATTGATAGACCAGGTGATAGATTTGAAACAACCGGAGTACAACTCAGGAAGTTCAGACCAGGCACTAACATACTGTTGGCACCTCCCAGCCAAAAATTGTTGAACATTTTCAACATTGATCTTGAAGAATGGATTGCAACAACACAAGAACAAATTAAACAACACACAGATCGTCCAATAGTGATAAGAACCAAACAAGGCCGAGCTGCCAGAGTCAACGACAACACTATGGAAATGGCCTTGAGCCAAGATGTACATTGTTTGGTTACGTTTAGCAGTATTGCAGCCGGTGAAGCCTTGCTGTTGGGCAAACCTGCCATTACTCTGGGACCAAACGCAGCCGCAGCACTGTGTAGTAACAGTGTGAGTGAAATAGAATCTTTAATGATACCAACGTTGGATCAAGTACATGCGTGGGCCAGACACATTGCCTATTGTCAATTTACCGAAGCAGAAATGCGAGATGGTACAGCCTGGCGAATATTGAATGAAAACTCCTGATGTTGTTGTTTATCTTAGTTCGTTGCAAAAACAAAATCCAGGTAGAAAAGTTGATACCTTGACAGCGTTTGCTGATGGTGCACGATCTCAGGGTGCCACAGTACACATAGAAACACAAAATACATATACTCCTTCAAAGTTGGCCGTAATGTTAGGGTGGGCCAGCCCTCAACAACACACGCCTAATATAAAATTACGAGCACATATAATACAACAGCAACAGCAGTTGAGTAATCACACCATGTGTATTGATGCAAATTGTTTTAAATTTGCAGATCATGACAGTCGGTATCTGCGTTACAGTATAGGTAGTCCTTTCTACGACACTGGCAACTATGCCAATAAAAATTCAGATTCTGCCAGATGGAAGCAATTGTCAAAAGATCTTGGAGTCAGTGTACATGATTGGCGATCAACTGGAAATTACATACTGTTGCTGATGCAACGAGACGGCGGGTTTACTATGAAGGGCCTGCATCCACTGACCTGGACTGAACAAAAAATAAAACTCATACAGCAACACACTGACATGCCTATTGTGTTACGTCCGCATCCGGGAAAAATAGCCGACCCAACTTGTTTGATACAACCTGGGGTCACAATGAGTGATCCGATCCAGCGATCGTTATTAAAAGATTTGAAACATGCCGCCGGCGCCTTTGTGTTTAACAGCAGCAGTGGTGTTGCCGCAATACTACACGGAGTTCCGTTGTGGGTAGATGATTCCAGTAGTGTGTGTTGGCAAGTGGCTGATACTGATGCTGGCACAATTCACAATCCTGCAATGCCGGATCGAACACAATGGTTGAATGATTTAAGTGCATGCCACTGGACTGACGAAGAAAGTCGCCAGGGCTTGATCTACAAAAAATTCTTACCTTATCTTGTTTAATATGTCACAAAAAGTTATTGCTTGCTTTGGTTGTAGTTTTACAGGGGGTGTGTTTGATTCTTGTGAACCAAGACAGTCTTGGCCATATCAATTGTCATTGGCAAGACCAGATTTGAAAGTTTATAATTTTGGAAGACAAGCAACCAGCGTATTATTTTCGTTAAACATGATTGATCAAGTGTCTGAACAATTAAAATCAGATTTAGTTATAACACAACTTACCGAACCAACAAGAATGACGTTTTATGATTCAGGATTTAAATTGAATCTTAAACAAGACTTATTAAAAATTTCAGATAATTATTGGGTATTGCCGATGAGCGTCAAAGGCATTTGGCCGTTCAATGGTGTCAGCGGAAAAAGACAAATCAGAGAAAACTTCTCTAACTCTTCCACGGCAGAAAAATATCAAGTACTAAAAAATCTCATGGTCATGCATGAAGATCAAAATCATTTTGATCCAGAATATAGAGCATTTTTTCACAGAGCTAACTCGTTATCGGATCTAGTATTTTTTCACAGAAAATTATATAGAGAAGTTCCGGGTTTAGAAAATACACCGTGTGTGGAAAAATTATTAGGTACTGAAAAATTTTTAGATCTAGTCATAGACAAAGGATTCCACTTTGGCACTGATGGAGCCAAATGGATTTCAAACTGGGTTACTGAAGAATTGAAATTATAAACTTAACGTAGTTTGCTAATAGCAGTATCTAATGCATCACTGATGTGTTGTATCGGAAATACTGAAAATAATTTATCAACATTCATTACACAATTAGATCTTGGAGCAACAGTTGCAGCTTTAAATTCATCCCTAGTAAACCATTCTTTCTCTAGTCCGAGCTTATCAGCAACCTGTTTAGTAGTAGCAGAACCCGGATTACAAACATTATAAATTCCGCCTGCTGGTTTATTCACTGCAAAATACACAGCTACCTTGGCTACATCAACAACATAACTAAATGAGTTTTCGTAGTCAATTAATTTTTGATAATTTGATAATTTTGTAAAAATGTTCTTAGGTTCGTGTGTATCACCAAAGGGCATGCGGATTCTTAATAGGTATGATTTATCAAGATGAGGCGCCATTAAAGTTTGGAACAACGCCTTTGAACCGCTGTAAAACGATCCGTTATTAAAATCAAAATTAGGAGCGTCTTCTTCAGACCACCCGCCTGGTTTATAACCAGTGTATACACATCCGCTGGTAATATGTACAATAGGCGTAGAGAGATTTGCTGATTCTAACTGCAACGGAAATACTACATTGCCGTTGATAGTTTCTTGTTTGTGTTGTTCACAAGCATCAACATTCGGAGAACCGGTATAACCAGCAGCATTGATGATTGCTGTCGTGCCAGCCGGAACAGCCTGACCATGTCTAATCCACTCGTGATGAATATTTTGATATTCTAATTCTTGTTTGATCTGTCCGCCAACATATCCATGGCCTATTAGTGTAATCATTATGCGTCTCTTGATTTTATCAATTCGGGAGAATATTGTGGCAATGCTTCAGTGCTATCTTTATCTTTGGCACTTTCTAATTTAGCAGTTCTTGATCTCAACTCGCTGGAGGAATACTTGTGTCCACGTTTGTGATAGTGTAATTCGATCCCAACATCCATGCAATATTGCTTGCCGGTAAAATCGCTGGTGAGATATTCTTCACTTAAAAATCTTATATGAATGGTTTGTGTCTGTAACAACTGTAATAGGTCAAATTCTGTTTCGTAGATTAAAATCTCATCAACATACTTGCATGCCTGAAGCTGAACATATCGTTCGTATGCACTTTGTACTGGTTTGTTCTTAATTCCAGGACGATCGATGGTTGGATCAATCTGTAGTGCAACTATGAGATAGTCGCACAATTCTTTTTCCATCTTTAACATAGTAACATGACCTGCATGTAGTAGATCAAAACTGCTGCAATTAAATCCCACTTTCATCTGAGAGTCCTCCTTTTTCTATTGAATACCAATCATTGGCTGGATGTACTGTGTCTCTGAACCACCAATATAAATCTGGGCCTGCCCAATTAGAAAATTGTTCCTGATACCACTCTACACTTCTAGGATATGTTACCCAGTTAGCGTCGTACATTCGTTTTTTAGATTTTACAGGCTTATCTGGTTTGTGTAGGCCTATGAATACAAACTTAGTAGCATAGTTCATTAACTTATCGCACAACCAGGGCATATCAACATCAGGAATACTGCCCAGTACCTGTGTACAAATAACAGCATCGAATGTCTGTCCTATGGGTTCTATTTCAAATTCTTTTACGCAGGGATCAAACTTGTAAACACTTTCTGCATTTATCCTAGTTTGAAATGTCGTCGGTTCTGTTACTTGATCGTGCGGCATTCCGTATGAAACTATATTTGTATATTGTCTACCCTTGCCACAGCCATAATCTAGCACAGTTTTGGCATTGTATTTGTCCATCAGGACTCTAATCTGATTGTGATAATTCTTGCAATCGTCTCCACCCCAGCTGCTGTTGTTTAATTGAAATTGTTTTCCTAGTTCTACACTTTCTAAATAATAACTACTTGGCATTATAATTTTCCTATGAATTTTCTATTGTTTGCCACCCATTGTTGAGCAGACTCTGATTTATAATATTCGCTGGTCCAGTCGCTGTATATTTGCCAATTATCCGGAGTATCATAGTCTTTTCTTAATAGATACATTTGACAACTTATATTAACTGCTCTAGCGTCAGGTGCTAGAATGTATTTAAACATTACATTTCCGCTCTTATGTTTAGGGCCATTGAGTCTCGTAACAATAGATTCCTCTGTGTCTAAACTAGATCTACGGGCAATGATAGCAAAGTCTGTGACTTTTTTATTAGTGGCATCGCTGCGTTCATGTAGTTTATCGTAGTGATTTGTAAAATCCACGCCCATGAATGCTACATCGTTGTTTCCGTTGACGATTTCGTCGAGCTCGCTTAATACCACAGACATCGAACTAGTCGTGAACCAGAGATCGGTTCTTAATTTAATAATGACATCTTCTTTGACAGACTTAACAGCCTGCAAAAAATCCCAGACCTGTACACCGCCACTAGAGGTAAATGGACCGTCAGTACTTGGTCCTTGTCTAGTAAAATCATAGACATTCACAGCATACTGAGTTTTTAACAACTCAATCAACGCCTGATGATTAGCTTTTGAAGTCTTATCAAATTTACGTTGACCGATGTATACTACGGCAATTGCCATTTTTTAAAATCCTCTATATTTAAATCCTGCTGGTCCCATCCTTGCTGACTTCTCCACCAATTAACTGCATCTTGCATGGGGTGAGGAATGATAAAAGTTTTCTTTCCAATTTCAGACTTATCGTCCAATATATAGCTTTGTATATAGTCTTTGCAAACTTCATTATCACTAGGATATGAAGCATATGTTTTTCTAATTAACCATGTTTGGCATAGTATTCTAAAAGCATTGACATCTTGAAAATAAAAATGTTCAGTCTTTGTCATAGGGATCAGCAATTTAAAAAGATTGTTACCGCTCCGTCTTTTTTTAGCAGGAAGGCCAGTGATATAGTCTATAACTTCTTTAGCTGGCTTTAGCTGAGATCGATTGGCAACAATTGCGAAATCTTGCACACCACCAGGGACTCCGTCTATGACAACGATTTTATGATAGATCTTCCCAGCATTTGCATGAATCCAATCACTGCCAAAAAAAGCTATATCTGTTTTTCCTGCAAGAATTTTTTTAATCTCTTCGCATATAATAGAAATACTCGAGTCAGTGAACCAAACGTCTGTGCGTAATCTCATCACACAGGGTTCTGTGGTGCGTTCACAACTTCTATAAAAGTCCCAGACCTGGATGCCGCCGCCCTGTCCTCTACGATATGCATTGTCAAGATTGGGGTCACCTTCTTCAAAAGGACAAACACCTCGGTCAGGGTCGTCTTTGGTAAACCAATAGATATTAACACCAACAATTTCATTAAGGCAATCAAACAGTCGTTGATGATTTTGTTTGACAATTTCTAAGTTATGTCTTTTATCGCCAGTGTAGAATACTGCCAGTTTTTCTTTCATATAAAATCACTTAAATTATCTTGATCTCTTTTTATATTTACAGCCACAGCACGTGGCCAGGGATTAGCATCGTTATAGTCGTTTATCAACACACGCTTGGTATTTGGCAAACCAGAAATTAGCTTGAAGTCAACAAATCCTAGATCTTTTAACATTTGCTCTGTTATTGCATGTGAGTCACTGCTTCGTGCGGTGGTGAAGATTACCTGACTACCATTGGCGATTAATTCTTTAATACGTTTTATATTCTTTTCAAGTGGTATCGGTGTAGTTCCTATTTCTAATCTTGATTGTGCGTTGATTATTGTTCCGTCAATGTCACAGAACAACACAGCCTTGTCGTTATACTCAAACCATTCTTCTGCGGTGCCTACATCTACATAATTTGTAACAGCACTTTCTTTGAATATTGCACCATCATTAAGGCATTCTTCGATGATATGACTAACGAAGATTTCTTTCACGTTTGCATCTTTTAATTTTTCAAACGCAGACATAAACATATCCGCTGATTCAAATTTATAACCACCTACACAGAACTTGTCAGACACAACCTGTTTCTCGATGATACTGGTAATAATTCCTTGATCGTTGGCCACAACAAAACTTTTACTTGCTAGTCGTTTTAGTATTTCGTGATCTCTGATGTTTGAAACACAGACATAATTACCTTCTTGATAATCATGGTCAAAAAAACTATCGCAGTCTTTGATTAGAAATTCTTCTGTGGTCAATTCTGCCTGCTTTAATATTTGATATACTGTATCAGCAGGCCCTGTTGTTCTATTTTCTAAAATCACAACCTGTATAGCATCACCATATTCGTTTTTAATATATTCGGCGGTGCTATACTGGTCGTTGTGTTCTTTTAAGATACCTATAGTAATGTTATGCTTGCCTATAAATGATTCAAGCGATCGTTCAAACATATACTTGCCTTGAAAATCTGCAAGGATGTATTTTGGCCGCATATTAGGAAATCTTGTAGATAACCCAGCAGCTGGCATTATTATTTCCATAACAAATTGATTCCTTGTAATAAAAAGTTTCTTTCGAGAGTATCTGGTCTGCTGTGCCTATATACTCTTAACAACATTAAGATCAACAGATAGTCATTGTTGGCTTGTGGATATTGTTGTAATATTTGTTGTTGTATGTGTTTGGTTTTTACATCTAGCATCACATTATCTTTTCTAGTAAACCAACCTAGTTCTAGATCTTGTCTTAATTTTGCAATATCAAACACGTATGAATCGTATTCTATTGTTACGCAATCAATAAGAAAAAATCCGCGATCAGTGGTAAAAATAATATTTTCTAATGTTAGATCACCGTGATAATTTGAACTCGGCAACGTTTTAGGAAGACGTTCTAACAGTTGTTCACGAGTGAATGGCATCTCATCAAAACTAACTTCTTGTAATTTTTTAATATAAGTTTCTGTATAGTCTTTGTCTACAGCATTACTAGAAAGTTTTTCTAGGATAGACAAAATAAAGTCCAATAACTTTTCATAATTGTTGGTTTTGAGATATGACTTAATATCTAGCCCGTGCAGATATTCCATGTCAATCATTTTCTTTGACACTGTGTACAATTGGGGAAGAGGATAATCTGCAGACAGGGCCTGCATACGTTCAATGTTCCTAGATATGTTTCCTATCTTTCGTACAAAGAGTTTTTCGTGTTTCTGCATCAATAATATCTGATTTCCAGAAAACCCACGAAGTTCTTTAACTATCCTAGCGGCCATATCATTTGTATGCAACTACTCTGCTGTCAATGCTGGATTTGGCATGAAGATTGCCCTCAATTTGCACTCTAGTAAATCCAGCATCGCGGAATATCTTACTCATACTTTCACCGCTGTATCCCCATTTGTGTAACATAGTTGTATCTGGATATCTAACAGAGTCGCCATATATGCCTGCCAGAGTTCTTTTGTGTAAACGTTTATCGTGCGACCAAAAGCAATCTGGGTTGTTAACAACCTCTTGACACATTTTTAGTAGGTCGGGCCATTCTGTTGCTGCTGCTCCAGTTGGTTTGAGAATTCTATAAAATTCTTGATACATAGGTAAAAGATACTGTCGACTAAGATGTTCAATAACATGTACCGATAAAATTTCATCCACACAGTTATCTGGTAACGGAAATGGTTTTGTAATATCGTGTATTAGTACATTAGGATCATGAGCCATGTAGTCACCGTCTATGTTTAAATAGCCATCAAACAATCGGCTACCGCAACCAAGATGTAGCCGTACTTTTTGTCCGCTGTTTATTAGCTCAGTTACCTTCTCGTTAAGCATTTTTTGTTCCGAGCATGTTAATAGACAAATATTTAATATATTTCTTGGTTTTTCGTCCAGCTTCATTGTAATCAGCAATTATCATTTTACGTTCACTAATTCGATCCATCTCTTGAAATTCAATATCATCTGCAGAGGTACTTGACCAAGCAAAATTGCCCCATGTAAAATTTGGATATAGATATTCTATAGCACTATGAGTAAATCTATAATAGTCTTTGGGGTATCCGTGATATTTCCAAACCCACGGAACTGCAATATATAGTTTACCACCGGGCTTTACTAGCTCTGATATTTTTTCAGCCATGACCCAAGGATTTGGCACATGTTCCATTACACTACAACAGATCACTAAATCAAAATAATTTTTGGGCAAGGGATTTTCAGGAGCTGTTAAATCACATATCACATCAACATCTGTCCCAGGCTCTATATCAGTGCCAACATATTCTGTAGCAATGCGAGGTTGACCTTTAGTGGGGGCAAAGTAACCTCGAAACCCAGTAGAGTTTTCTCTGGCTCCAATTTCCAACACCGAACCTGTAAATGCTGGACATACTGTCTTGATGTAAATTAAATCGTTTGGGCTTCCCATATTATTTCCTAAGTTGGTTAATAATTTCGTCTATAAATCGTTTAGATAACACACGGGCCGAGTAATTATCTTCAACATATTTTTGCCCGCGAGCAACCATATCTAATACTTGCTCTGGATTATTTCTAGCCCATTGAATACCTTCGATATAATCCCCTTGCCATGTGTAAGGTGCAAACTCTAGGTAACTGTGCAAAGGGGTAGTAATAACAAAACGTCCGGAGATTAGGCTGTCAATTAATCGATTGGCACTTTTGGTATCAGTACGTGGATTCTCAGTCAATACGGGCATTAACACAATGTCTGTTTGCTCTAACAACTGTCCTTGCAATTCCCAAGACCACTCTCGCATGTCCAGTCGATCAAAGTTGATACCGCTTACTACACCTTTGGTTTGTCTTAATTTGAATTTACCAAGTACTCTGTCAGTCTTGGCACTGATCATGGTATAACAATAATTTCCAATTTCTTTTTCTAATCTGGACCATACTTCAAGTATGGGCAAAAATTTAAAACTACTCTGCGAGCCAAACCACAACAAGTTTATATCTACTCCGGGTGCAAACCTGGGAGACAGTTTGGGCCTCTCATAAGGATCAGGCATTACAATACTGTCTTTGCCTGTGAAATTTTTAGTACTAATTCCCATGTTAACGCTGTTAACAGATACCAAATCAGCTAATTGACAACACGGCTCGTATTCATCTTTTTCTTCAAATTTGTTATCGCATAGATCGTAAATGGTTTTGGCACCCAGGTCTCGAGCATGTTGTATACTTGCCACTGAACTACGTTTTAAAAAGATAACAACGGTGTCAGAATCAATCTCACTCCAGTCGGTTAAAATTTTAGCATCATATCCTTGTTCTAACAATGCTTGACAAGTCACATCTCCACGTAGTCTGTGACTCGCACGTTTGCTTTTATATGCATCACTAAAAAATCTAATTTTCATGCCCATCCCAGGATCCAATCATGTTTGACCTGCGCCAGCTCAATCATGCCCCAGCTCTTTAACAGGTCCACAGCAGCAAACTGTCCATATTGTTGACTGTAGGCATCATGAGGTTTTTGTTCAATGACCATGACAGGACGATGTGTTTTGATAGTGTGTTCTGCACCCTGTAACACACGATATTCAAAACCTTCGCAGTCAATCTTGATATAGTCAACATTTGTGATATTAAGACTATCTAATCGACGTATTTCAGTATCTCCATGTCCTATACTGTCGGGATCAACATGTGTGTGCCCAGTGTTGCCTACTGTGATGGTCATGTTGACAGTGGTATCCTGATCGCCTAGTGCCACTGTTCTGATGGATAATTTGTGATCGACCACATTTCGTTCCAAACAGGCTCTAAACTGTGCCACAGGTTCAAATGCAACTACCCGGTCAAAATGTTGTACAAGATCCCTTGACCACAAGCCCACATTAGCGCCTATGTCCAAGGCAGTTCTATGTTGTTTAACATACTGTAGGCTTTTAAGTCTCACAGGTTGTTGATATTCAGCAGGACCGCCTTTGCTGATGTTTTTATTGAGCATTTTAGGGAAATGATCTTCGGCATCTGGGAACCACCAGCCGTGACTTTCATACATCAGATGTCTCCTGCAGTATCCTCCAGGCCGTACCGTTTCTCAATTCGTTCACATGGAATTGACCATAGGCCAGATGGCAGGCCCAGGCATGGCGTTCGTCGTCAGTGGGCCACCAGGGCGTGTCAATCTGAGATAGGTCTGTGTTAGACACAGGAATGGCAGCATTACATGGTGCCATGGCAAACACAGGCACTCCTGCCAGCACAGCTTCTGTGCCTGCTATTGAATTGTAAGTGACAACAGCATGAACATCATTTAAGGCATTTTCAATCTTGTCGTTTTTTCTAACCTTGCGATCAGGATTGCGTTCACGTATGATAATGGCTCGGTCAGTGTGTTGTTTAATGGTGGCAACTGTTTCTTCCAGCCATTTTGTCAAATCTATGTCGTAAAAACGGCAGGGCTTTTCGTCTGGAGCCACAATCAATATTTTGCTGCCATGTTGACGACTTTGTATTTGCAGACCCAATTGATCCCATCGGTCACTGGGTCGTGCAATAACCTGATCGTGCTGCAGGTTATTGTTGACTATTCTATGATACAGTTTCCAACCGTTGGGATTTTTGGAATGGGCACTGTTGCCCAGGTAACCTGTGTCCATGTATCTAAACGGTCTTTTGTCTTGCCAACACTGTTTGATAATTTTTTTCTTCATGATACCGCGTATGACCAGTGGATCTGCACTGTCCTCGTAGTGCCATGTTTCCAAACAAGTGGGCACAGTTTTACAGCCACGAGCAAACATTTCAATATACTCGTCTGAGTTTTTTTTGTTTAAAAATATCCAGTTCATAACCAATATGCCTCCGTTCTTGTAACTTTTAGATCTTCGCGACTGCTGCGTTGCAAATCTTTCCGATCGCCTTTCAGATGATCCAGCCAGGCTCCCCATTCAGAATTGATCAAGGGATGACCTTCCCCGACGCTGTTGTGCTTGCTGCGTCTTAGATCAACCAGGTCAGCTGCCCAGTTCAACTCAATCAATCCTGGTATACGATTTCTCACAGCATCAAACACAAATGAATCATGCCACTCGTCTAACAAGAAGATGCCGTTTTCGGCTTCATTGTACATGCGTTCAAACTCTCTAAGGAATCTTTTAATGCCCTTGGTGCCCAACTTCATGGAATAAAGACCGCATTCGCTGAATTTTTTATATCTGCCCAAAAAACACAGTTCGTAACTGGCACCACATAATCTGTCCAGATCTTCAACTGTGATCGGACTGTGACACACTGTGTCGGCATCCATCCATATCAGCACATCAGTGTTGACATGTCTTGCACAGTCAAAAATACTGTAAACCTTGTGTGCAAAACGCACAGCGTCCCATTTGAATCCTTTGCCTGCATCCTTTCTCAAAGATCTCACAGGGTCATGGGAAATATCGCCTGTGGCATAAGGAACCGCTTGCCACCGCTGTTTGAACGCAGTCAGTTCTGAGACTGTGGCAATGTCTCGAATCTCAAGATTCTCTGCTGATTCTATAACTGCACAGTCTTCGCTGTACACAATCAGATTTACTGACTTGGGCCAATGGTTCAAAAAAGTTGTAATCATGCGGCGGCCATACTTTGCATAACCATTGGCATTGAAGGTGGTAAGTACTGTGTATTTCATATCATATACTTAGTTCAAAAACATAGCATATTAAATATTTTATTATTCCTGTGATATGTCAACCATGAATTACGATCAGGAACATGGCCAAAAAAAATAGACCACTTATTAGCAGCACGATTGATTGTGCCTGTGTCATCCACGGTGATGCATACAGCTGGATTTATGTGGATCGCTTGTACAACATGTTGAAAGCCAATCTTTCGCATGAAATCCGCCTGCATGTGTTTACGGAGCCTAAGAGATCTGTGCCTGCGCCATATATCAAACATGAGTTGACAGAATGGCCTGGTGTAGCAGGGCCCAGGAAATCCTGGTGGTACAAGATGCAGATGTTTGA